ACGTATTGCTGAAGGCGCTCGCGTTGCTAAGTCGTCAAAGATAGGGGAATTATCTTTCGGCTTTGCTTCTCAGAAATACTCGGGCGGAGGAACTACTCAACAACTCTGGCCTGGCATGGAATTTGGATCTAATCGGTTCAAGCAATTCCCACGCCGTACCCCAAGACTAGGGCGAGGCAATCAAGGTTATTTTATTTATCCAACGCTCACCGAAAATCAGCGTGAACTTATTGCTAAATGGGAAGAATCCTTTAATCGCATACTAAAGGAATGGGATAAATAATGGCCGGCAGTCGTACCCTAAAACTTTCCATCCTTGCGGAGACCGCAGACCTAATCAAAGGCCTGGACAAGGCTAACCAGGAAACGCAGACATTCGGCGATAAGGTAGAAGCTGGCTTTGCTAAAGTCGGCAAAGCTGCTGCTCTTGCTGCTGCTGCTATCGGCGCTCTTGCGCTAAAGATGGCCGTTGATGGCGTTAAAGCTGCGCTAGAGGATGAAGCTGCTCAGGCTAAACTTGCTGCCACACTTCAGAACGTAACCAACGCAACCGACCAACAAATCGCAAGCGTAGAAGAATACATTTACCAAACTTCCATCGCTGTTGGCGTTACCGATGATGAATTACGACCATCTTTCGAGCGCTTGTTTAGATCCGTAAAGAACATAGACGAAGCCATCCGCTTACAAACCCTGGCACTTGATATTTCAGCCGGTACAGGTAAATCCTTAGCCCAAGTAACAGAAGCGCTAGCCAAAGCATACGATGGCAACTTTGGAGCGTTAAAGCGTCTAGGCGCTGGCATTGACGATGGGATTATCAAGAGCAAAGACTTTGATGGCGCTGTCGCATCGTTGAGCAAGACATTTGCTGGACAAGCTGACGTCGCTGCCAACACTTACGCAGGTCGAGTAGAGCGTCTAAAGATAGCCATAAACGAGGCTAAAGAATCTATCGGCGCTGCCTTGCTGCCACAATTAGGCACACTTACTAACTTCCTATTAAATCAAGGCGTACCGGCTTTTAACGCGTTCGTGGCTGGCTTAACAGGTAAATCTGGGGTTAATGCTGCCATCGGCGAAACATCTCCACGCATTGTCGAAATGAATTCACGCCTATCAAGCGCTGAGGAAATAGCCAAACAATTAGGTCAAACAATTAGAACTGTCGGCAGCCGATTTGCTGAACTGTTCGCAATCTTTGATACCGCGACAGGTGGCGAAGGTTCAGCCGTACAAGGTCTAGAAAAGGCGCTCAAAGCGCTTAACGCTGTCGCCCAAGCAACCGCTAAGGTTCTTGAAGTTATTAACGTAACTATTAACGGCATTGTAGATGGCTTTCGCGATATTGTCCGATGGGGTAGTCAAGCTAAACAATTCCTCAGCAATCTCAACCCATTTGGAGCGCGGCAATCATCATTTGATATACCTAGCGCATCGGTTCCTTCTACCTCAAATCTTGGCATGGCAAGCGGAACTGCCAATTACATCACAGTTAATGGCGCTATAGATCCTGAAGGCACAGCGCGAACTATCGTCGGCGTACTCAATAATTCTAGTTATCGTGGAACACTAGGCGGGGGCGGAATCATCGCATGACCGCTTTCACTCCATCATGGCGCATCAAGATTCAGGGTATTGAATATACCGATGTAACCCTGGCTAATCTTTCGGTTACTTCTGGCCGTGAAGATATTTACCGCCAGCCGGTAGCCGGTTACTGTACAGCCGAAATTCTTAACTTTAACGCTGAACCAATCGTAATTGACGTAAATGACGGAATCACTATCGAACTACTGGATTCTTCGTCTGCTTATGTGCCTATCTTTGGCGGTTTCATTTCTGATTTGACTAATGAAATTACCGCATCCGGTAGCGTAGATTTCGTACAAACTCTAAACATTACAGCTCTAGGCGCCTTGTCTAAATTGCCCGTTTCGTTATGGGAAGGTTCGCTCAGCCAAGATTACGAAGGCGACCAGATTTATGAAATTCTGTCCGGCATTCTGCTTGGCCAATGGAATGAAGTATCTCCATCCATTACTTGGGCAACTTATGACGCTACTGAAACCTGGGCAAATGCCGTTAATCAAGGATTAGGCACAATAGACCAGCCTGGTAATTACGAAATGGTAGCTCGCTCAGCCAGCACTATCGATGTCTATACAATCGTCGCAGATTTGGCTTCTAGTGGCTTGGGTTACATTTACGAAGATGCCCAGGGAAATATCAATTATGCCGATAGCACCCACAGATCTAGTTATCTGGCAACCAATGGCTACACAGAAATTTCTGCTGGCGCTGGTTACGCTGTTGGTACTCGCATCGTTCGACGTTTAGGCGATATTCGTAACTCTGTCGTTATTTATTCTGGTAACAATTTCAGCGACGAATCAGCTGATACTGACCCCAATTCTATTGCCTCTTACGGAACCCGAGCGTTTACCCTTAACACTTATCTAAAGCATAAAGCCGATGCCGAGGCACAAGCGCAGGAATATATGGATTTACGCGCCTGGCCGCAGAATCAACTTGGCAGCATTACTTTCCCATTAACTAATCCCAACATTGACAACACAGACCGCGATGCGCTGGTTAATATCTTTATGGGAATGCCTATTAAGCTAACAAACCTGCCAGCCAATATGAACTTGGGGCAATTTGAGGGATTCGTGGAAGGCTGGAATTTTAGAGCTGGATATAACAGTTTAAACCTTTCCATTTTCGTTAGTCCGACGGCCTTTAGCCTTCGATCTATGAAGTGGAATGATGTCGGTGTATTAGAAACCTGGAACACAATTAACAATACGCTAGAATGGGAAGATGCGACCATAGTCGCCTAAAGGAGAACGAATGGCAACGACGACTAACTTTGGCTGGGAAACGCCAGACGATACTGACCTGGTTAAAGATGGCGCAGCTGCGATGCGTACGCTCGGTAATTCGATAGATACGTCATTCGTAGATCTTAAAGGTGGTACGACTGGCCAGATACTTTCTAAAGCCTCTAACACAGATTTAGATTATACTTGGATTACTAATGACGTTGGAGATATAACAGCCGTTACCGCCGGTACTGGTATTTCCGGTGGTGGTACTACTGGCGCTGTAACTATTACTAACAGCATGGCAACAGCTATTGACGCTAAAGGCGATTTAATTGCTGGAACAGGCGCAGATACATTTGATAGATTAGCTGTAGGAACAAATGGCCAAATCTTGACCGCCGATTCAACAACTTCTACAGGGTTAAAATGGGCTGATTCTACAAGTAGTTTTATTGGCTGTTCTATTTATAATAGTGGATCTCAAACATTAAGTAACAATACATCAACTTTGGTTACTTTTAACAGTGAAAATTTTGATACTGATAGTTTTCATTCAACTTCAACTAATACAGGTCGAATAACTATTCCATCAGGAAAAAATGGCAAATACCTTTTTACTGCATATATTGTATTTGACGCTGCTGCTACCGGAAAAAGACAAATAGAATTTCTAAAAAATGGTACTTTAATAAATAATGCTTATTATTTTGATGGAAATAATGGCGCAAGTATTGAAGTATTATGTGGCGCGTCTGTTGTTTTAGATTTGGTGGCAACTGATTATATAACTATCAATGCCTATCAGGCTTCCGGTGGTAACTTAAATATCGGAAGTTATGCCAATTTTCGGTCAACATTGTCTGCTGTTTACTTAGGAGCATAAATGGAATTTACAAAACCTGAGCCTTTTAATGGAGCAACTTTCACAAAAGAATGCGAAAAAGCAAACGTCATAGTGGAAAACTTTTATGATAATGGAGAAGGAAGTTTAGTTATTACAGCGGATTCTAAATTGAAAACTACCATTACTGAACTATTAAAAAATCATGATGGGTCTAATACCTCACCAACAACGATGGAAAAATTAGAAGCTGCTGGCATCAGCCTTGATGAATTACGTTCTATATTAGGCTTATGAGTTTAGCGACTGGAAATTGTGCCGATGACCGCATCCCGACCTGGGAAGATTACGACCCCGAAGCTCTCTAAGGCTGCCCAAAAACTACGCTCACAGATAAACGCGACCTATCCTAAGCGCGATAAATCAAGCGATGGCTGGATAGGCGACACTCGACATCAGGCTAGGCCTTCAGATCATAATCCTGACGCTACTGGCATGGTTCGAGCGATAGACGTAGACGCAGATTTGACGAAGAGTTACAAAGATGCATCCTGGGATTTGGCCGAGGAACTTCGCCTAGCTGCTAAAACTGGTGAGAAGCGTATTTTGTACATCATCCATCATGGCAAAATTGCTAGCCCTCGCATGGGCTGGAAATGGCGCACCTATAAAGGCAACCCACACGCACACCATATCCATATCAGCTTTACACCATCGGGCGATACTGACGGCAAACCCTTCCAAGTAGAAAGCCTGAAAAAATGAAACTAGACAGCAAACAAATCATGATGGGCATAACTGGCTTCCTAGTGTGCTGGCAAGCCACTAATTTCGAGTTGGACTATAGATCCATTCTTTCAGCTGTCGTAGCTGCTGGTTTATCAGGCGCAAACGGGAAAAAGAAAGCATGAGCGTCGGGGATTGGATTGCCGTTATTGCCGTAGCCTTTACAGCGCTCGGCGGTGTTACCGGCATTGTTCAATTCCTGGTCAAACACTACCTGGCAGAATTGCGCCCCAATAGTGGGTCAAGCATGAAAGACCAGATTACGCGCCTAGAGCAGCGTGTGGACGACATCTACAAAATTATTCTTAACAAGACGCTATCCTAGACCTAGCGTAGGGGGTTCAGCATGGATGACCAGACACCTAAAGAAGATTTCGTTCTCATGTCGGAACCCTTAACGCCTATGCTGACGATGGCTGTCGAAGCGCAGCGATTACTTCAGGCATATCTCAAAGCAGGATTTACACGTAAAGAATCTTTCGACTTAGTATTGAATCAAATGCCAGAGTGGACATTCCCAGGGCAAACCATCATCGAAGAAGATGAAGAAGTAGATGATGAAGAAGATGATGATCTATGGGAAGATGTTCCTGACGAAATGGAAGACTACGATTAGACTTGTTATTGTTCCAGACCTCCAGATTCCATATAATCATCCAAAAGCTACCGCTAACGTTATTTCTTTTATTAAGGCCATCAAGCCTGATGCCGTCGCAATTGTCGGAGATGAAGCAGACCTGCCCATGCTTTCCAAATGGGAAGCAAACAGTCGAGGCGAGTATTCCGTCAAACTCCAATCAGACCTTGACGCAACTCGTAGCGTTCTCGCGTCTATTCGGAAAGCTTTAGGCGACGATAAAAAGATTCACCTTGTACGATCCAATCACACAGACCGATTCGACCGATACATCGAGCGTAACGCCCCAGCGCTGGCAACCCTCAAAGGCTTAAAGTACACAGAGCTAATCGGCATCAAAGACTTAGGCATTACCTGGCACGAGCAACCAGGGCTGATAGCGCCTAATACAATCCTGGCTCATGGCGACGAGGGAAGCCTGGCTCAATACGCCGGAGGCACAGCTGCCAAACTGGTTGAACGCATGGGAAAGAACGTAGTCTGCGGGCATACTCACAGGCAAGGCATTATTTGGCGTTCTACAGGCCTCAGGGGGCGATTAGAGCCACTATTTGGCTTTGAGTCAGGTCATCTTATGGCCGTCAAAAAAGCGGCCTACACACGGCCTCTCAACGCTCCTAATTGGCAGATGGGATTTGGGATGCTAGAAGTCTCAGGAAGCCTGGTTAATCCAATATCAATCATTATGCGACCTGACGGGTCATTTACCTGGGGTGGCAAAACCTGGGGTTAAATGCTTGACTGTCCCCAATCTGTGTGAAACCCTGTGGGTAACGGATTTCACCAGGAAATTCAGACAGGGGCAAATAATGGTAGATCTAGACATGAATACAGGGCAGATTATTTTCTGCCTTATCTTCGGTGGGTTAGCGTTCCTAGCTGGCGCACTATGGGGCTACACTTCCGGCCATGATGACGCGACGCGTAGTTATTACTCAAACGATTATCAAAATGAATCAGCCAAAAACAAATAACTACGACGAAGTATCTTGGCAATATGCAGAATGTCGTAATGCTGATACAGAGTTGTTTTACGCGCATCGAGACGAATTAGCAGAACGCGGATTGAATATGCGAAACATTCGAGCGATGTGCGGTCGCTGCGTTATTCGACGCGATTGCCTCAGTTATGCCATGGGAAATGAAAAGTACGGAATGTGGGGCGGATTGACCCAGGAAGAACGCACTTACGTCCGACACGGCAAATTAACCCATTCGCAGATGCTTGGACTGTTACGCGATATGGCTGAGATGAACATAAGCCTGAACTCTATTATCGAGTTTATTGGCGCTCGTAAAAAGTTTATGGATCGGGAAACTAGTTATCGGGAAGAAGGATTATGAGTGGGTTCAACATTGAAAATTATGAAACAGTTGATTCGCGGATTGCGCGATTCTGGGAAATGTATCACGGCGGATCTATTATTACAGATTTGTTTAGTGAAGCTAGACCTGATGGTCGCATCGAATGGATATCTAAAGCAACCATTAGGAAAGAAGCTGATGGCGTTATTGTGGCGACTGGATGGGCTACTGAGTACGAAGGGGCGAACAAATTTGCGCCACATAATGCGCCTGAACTTGCTGAGACTTCGGCGATTGGTCGGGCATTGGCTAACCTTGGGTTCGCTAAAATTGGAGAACGACCTTCGCGCGAGGAAATGGCTTCCGCACGATCTAAAGAGGCAACACCTAAGCCGGTGCCACAGGACGACCCATGGGCTAAAGGGATGGAAATACTCGGCGATGCCCTTGGCGCAGAACCGCTAGCTAATCAAACAGTTACTAAATGCTCGCATGGCGTTATGGTGTACAAAACCGGCGTTAGCAAGAAAACTGGTAAGCCGTGGGGTGGTCATTTCTGCCCAGAAAATATTCAGACTTGCGACACTAAATGGGCTAAGGTGGGCTAAATGGGCTGGGTAGCAATTAAACGCGCCAATGACCCAGAAGTGTATTTGGGCATAGATGGCGACTTTGTAGATATATGCGATTTATGTAACTACCCATTTAACGCAGCCAAGAAATACGCGATAACCCAGGAACACGAAGAATCTGGCGTAATTCATTACATTTGGACATGCCCAGACTGCGCGTGTAAAAATATGCGATGAACCTTTACAAGCGACTATCCGAAATTGGCATGGCTCACCATTACGAGTGTTCTCGTGATTGTATTGGTCGCCAATATGAGTTAGACATGTGTTTAGAGATTCTCGACTGGGTTCGTGAGTTTATCGTCGAAAAGGGGTTGAAGAATGAGCCAGTCGAGGAAGCATAGGGGTTACAAGACGCAGGATCTCGTGGCTAAATATCTGGTTAGTCATGGCTTTCCCTATGCGATGTCTGCGGGTGCTGGGCGCGAGGGTAGTGATATCACCGGCACCCCAGGTATCGATTGGGAAGTAAAAGCCAGGGCTAAATTTGACCCAATGGGAACGATGAAGCAACAGGCCAACCGCGTCAGCGATGAACTACCGATTGCTGTAATGCGCCTCAATGGGCAAGGCGAAAGAAACGTCGGGTCATTCTGCGTAGTGATGCGCTTTGATGAATTGGTGCTATTACTACGAAAGGCCGGCTATGGTGAGTGAAGTAGGCTGGTACGGGTATTACTGTAATTACTGTGATCTATTTACATGGATGGGGCAATATGAAGATAGTCAAGAGGGAAACGTCAGATGTCGAAAATGTCTTTACGATATTCGACGGCATACGAAATGGCTCACGCATGAACACTTTTTACAGCTCAGAGGAATCAATTACACGCTGTCGCAGATGCGGAGCATGGGTCTATATGTCTAGCGACTGCGAATGGTGCCATAAGGTAGCCGCTTAGCCTGTGCTACTATATTAAAACTTATCGGCTAGCAACCGACTTATCGCTCGTTAGAGGAGCATTACTAACCTACCTAAAAGCTGAAAGTAGGGAATGAGAATCATCTGCGCGCAAAACGAATCGCCTGTTGCGCATCGGGGCAGAACTCTCATATATGGCGCGATTGTGAGGAAATATGAAGCAATACTTCACCCATAAGTGGCTTATCACAGCCACAGCTTGTCTTATTCTGTTAGTTACTGCCGAAGTCGCTGAAGGTAAGCCTGCTGCTGTAGGTGCCAAACCTACTAGGCAGGAGATACTTACCCAGCTTCGGCTGATGTCTTTAGATCATCAAGAGTATCTATGTAACAAAGAGATAATGAGAAAAGAATCTAATTACAACCCAAGCGCAAAGAACGGAAGTCACTACGGCCTGTATCAAGGTCGCTCGCCGTACTTGGCTACAGCTACCATAACTGAGCAGATTAACTGGTATATCGAATACATCCGAGCCAGATATGGCGATGGATGTCAAGCATTACAGCATCATAAGAAAAAGAATTGGTACTAATGAACAAGACCTACAATAACAAGCATTGGAGAAGGTTAAGGCTTATAGTCTTGAATCGGGATGATTGGACCTGTACTTACTGTAGTAAGCCAGCAAACACAGTAGATCACATACAACCACTAGCCAAGGGTGGCGAGGCA